TCTTCAGTTATATATAATACATGACTTTGTTTATGTTGTGCAGGGTCATCTGCAATATCAGTATTTGTGTAATCTACGGTAAATAAATATTTTGCTTGATAAAAATTACCATCAATTTTTGCAATCCAAGGTGAAGAACTAACTCTATCCATTACAACAACACTATGATCTCTAGCTTCACAATCCCAAGGCTGTGCTAAATGGTCCTCCATAGGCCTAGGGAAATCGTCCATAGGTATATCCGCAACTAAACCTTGGATAGGCATACGAGCCCACATAGCACCACCGTGGATATTTCCTTCGTCCCAATCTTCACAATTTGCTTCCTCTCCAGTAAAGACTACTTGGAAACTTAAAGACCTATCAGGTATTGTATTAACTGCTATAGCCAAGGCATGCAAATACTCTCCTTGGTATTCCTCGTGATTGTGCGTAAACTCTCTCCTAACCCAACATTTAAAATGTGGGATATTACTTATCAAATACGGCACTTTAGAACTTGCTTCTTCTTCTATTAGCGTTGCCTGCAATCATGACTGAACCACCCTTAGACATTTTCATCATACTTCCGCCTTTAGATTTTTTCATTAAAGACCCGCCTTTAGATTTTTTCATCATGCTTCCGCCTTTAGACTTCTTCATTAATGAGCCACCTTTAGACTTTTTCATAAGTGAACCGCCTTTGGACTTTTTCATCATCATGCCGCCTTTGGACTTTTTCATCATACTGCCGTATTTAGAATTTTTTTTGCCTGGCATAATAGTACTCCTTACTTTTTACTTGTTTTCTTTTTTGTGGTTTTTTTTGCAGGAGCTTTCTTTTTTGGTTTCATATTTATGTAAATACGATCTTCCTTTACTGGCTCATCTGGTCTAACTTTTGCATCCAATCTTGCTTGCATTTTTGGATCAACTTTTGATTTTGGCATATTTATCTCCTAACTAATTGTTGTAAATTTACGCCTGTTAGACATAACTTTACCACAACCTCTAGCTATCTTGCCACCATTCTTTTTTTGTGCACGACCACCATCAACAAAATAACCCATTTTATTACGAACTTCTTTTGGTAATTTAGGCAAACCTTTGTTGCCTGGCGGTATTGGTTTTAGTTTTTTAGTCACTTTGTTTCCTCCTTTTAATGAAACTCTAGCTTTTTTAGTATTAGCTACAACAGTTTTACCTTTTCTGCCTGCTGCTTTTTTCTTTCTTGCAGTTTTTGCTCTTTCTGCTTTACTTAAACTTTGTGCTTTTGCTTTTGGCAAACAACGATCTGGATTTTTTTTATCTTTACTAGTACCACAAGGTCCTTTAATAGATCCGTCAGTTCCTATACGGACCCAGTTTTGTTTTCTCCACTCAGCTAATTGGCCCATTATCTAAGTCTCTCTTTCATGACTATACCCTGACCTCTAATAGGGCCACCAAATCTTTTACCTTTTCTTTTGCCGCCTTTGGCTTTTTTTGCATAATTAGGGTCTTTACAATACTTTGATGCAGCCATATTGGCGTAAGCTGAAGGATATGTGTCAAAGGTTCTTTTTGCCCAAGCTATACCCTCTGGACATATCTTGCCTCCGCTTTTAGCTTTGCCTTTTTTTTTAGCCTTACCACCTTTTTTCATTTTAATTGACTCTAATGTTTCAGCTTGTTTTGCATGTGTTTTACTTGCTTTTTGCAAGCCCTTTATCACTTTTTTTAATTTTTCTTTAGCCATAATTTAAACCGTCCAAATGATAGTTTAGCGTAAGCTCCTCGCCAACACTAATTTTTTTTGATGTAATTACGTTATATACTCTATAGTCATCCCAGTCTAATTCTTCGCTAAGATAACAATTTGAGTCTTCTGAGTGATTCAAAAAGCCACCTATAGATGTTCTTATGTAGCCTTGAATTATTGGAACTTTGATGTGTGACATACCTATATCAAAATCTTTATTAATATTTTTTATTGCAAACAAACCAAATCCTTCTATAGGACTTTTTTGCACCTCTATACAGTCTGGTAAAGGTTTGTAATAAAATTTGTTATAAACAGGATACATTATTTAATTCTACCGTGTTTTTTTCTAATGGTGTCTTTACCTCTTCTAAATATCTCTGCTTGTCTTGGCTTTCCACCATATTTAGATCGTTGCTCTCCAACTGTTAATATACGAATCAGTCTTGCAAAAGGTTTTCTTGTTCGTATAACCTTTTTTACCGTATCTTTAGCATCTTGAATTGTGGCATATTTGATAGATACTGTATCCTTTGGGTTTTCATCTGTATATAGTCTTCTATCACTACCTTTTGGTTTTTTGCCTGTTCCAACTTTGGGATCGCGTTTTTTTGCCATTTAGCAATCCCAGTCGCGCCTTGCCCAATAATTAGCCTTCATACGGTCATTACCAAGCTTTTCACTTCTTTTACAATATGATCTTTTACGTTTTGGATCGTTTTTATGCATGCCTAACTTAGCATCACCAAAAGCAATACGCTTTACTTTACCTGTTGAGGGATTTTTTACAAAGACTTCTTTTCGTTTTGTACCATAACCAGGGCTACCTTTACGGATAGCCCTAGGTCTATTAAGAGTTACGGTTTTGCCTTTGTACTGTGCCATTCATTAATAATTCTTATTCAAAACAAGTATTATTGAATATGTATCACCACTAGAGTGTCCAACAGTTGTAAAATCAATATCTCCTGTCACTCCAGAACCAGCGTTGTTAGGTATGCCTGTAAAAATATCATAATATTCATCACCCGTACTATCTGCTGGTAAACCAGTAATTAATACGTTAGTTGATGCATCAAACTCTATATTTACGCCCATACCTCTACAGGCCCAATAAATTCTAGCAATTGATACGGAGGTACAAGATTCACCAGCACTATTAGTAGTAAGTGCCGACACATCTACTTTTTTTACAGCAGATTCCCCCGTTCCATCCGATACATTTGTAAATTTCAAGACAGCAGTTTTTTCACCATCTTGAATAGTTTGCGAAGTTACTGTATCTGCCATTATTTACTCCTATCTTTCACAAATTACATTTACGTAATCGATTGTCATAGTTTTAGCTGCTGCTTCACCATTTTGAATACCAAAAGACACAGTTAATTCTTCATCATCTGGTAAATTAGTATTTACAACGCCTACTGGTTCTGCTTCACCTATAAAGTATGAAACCTGTGAAGTATTTGGGTCAATAAAGAAACCAACTGTTACAAAAGTATCATCAGCTAATGTGGTTACTGCAGCAGTAGTAGTATCTGTGCCGTCTTTTTCAATATGAAAGTCAAGGTTAGTATCACCATCATCCTTCATAAAATAAACACCATCACTAACTGCTAATGGTGTAGTATCAGTTATTTGCAAACCCATAACAACGTCAGATTGTGTCGCATCACTTACTTTAAATCTAGCTTCAAAAAAAGCTCTTTTACTACTACTAAGTTTAAATGATTCACCTTTTAATTGTAAAAAGTCTAAATCATTATCTCCAGCAGCATTAGTAAGCAATAGTTGGCCACCTGCACCAGAAGTTAAAGCTTCTGTTGCTGAACCAGTACCTGCTTCAGTCGTTGTTATTGTAAAGTCACCAGAATTGTAAGTCATAAAATCATTTGCGTATTGATAAAATAACGTACTTGATGGATTCACATGAAACATAGGAACATCTTTCTTATGTTTTGTTGCTACAGTATTACCTGCATTTAGAATTAAGTTTTGAAAATGTGGATTAGCCATTATGAACTCCTTTACTTGTATTAATGGAAATCTTTACGATCCTCATTAAGCTAATTAATTTAAAACTACCTAAAGTTTACACCCCATACCCAAATGAAGCAACAAAAAAGGGAGCCGAAGCTCCCTTAAAATTGTAGTTGAGTGAGAAACGCTACAATAATCCGTTCCTTAAGCTCCTTGAGAACCGTAAACGGCTCTAAAGTTAGAATATCCAAAACTATAACGCTCTCTAGCTTTGTATCTCATATTACCTGTATCGAAATCACCCTCTAATGCAGTTTGCATAGGAGATCTTTCAAAATACTTAAACCCGTCTGGGCAGTCAGTTTTAATGAAATACGCATCTGTATCTGTTAGATAGTTGTTTACAACATATCCATCAGGAAGCATACCAGTATTTGCTATAGCATTAATGTCGTTGTCAGATGTTCCTACTCTGCCTGGGCTTTGTAGTAATCTGTCAGCAACAAACACTAATTGTGGTGGGATAATTAACTTCATACCTTTCAACGCAATATTAAGACCTCTATCATCTGTAAACGTAGAAATATTAATAAGTGAGTCTTCTAGTGAAGTTTCATTAAGATCCGCCATAGTGGTAGCTCTATTTGCTAGTGAACCACCGCCGCCTAGTGGATGATCTGTAGCCACAAGCACTTTACCGTCACCGCCTGTTGTACTAAACGCATTGTTTAATACTGAAGCTGCTTTGATTTGCTTTGTGTTAGCCATAGATCTTGCTAAAGCTTTGGTGTATCTTGCGCCGAGTCTATCATAAAGATTGTCTTCAATTGCTTCTTCAGTTAGTGCGAAAGCTAAAGCCACTGTTTCGTGGGTATAACGTGAAGTATAACCTTCGTTAGCTGTATCAAATCTGACACCGCTACCTTCAGCTTTTACTTCTGCGTTACCAAACCCTACTATTAGGGTTTCTTCTTCAAACGCTCTATCAGAAGACTCAGTTTCATAAATTTCTTCATGTTGAGATTCGTATCTGGCATATTCCATACCGAACAAGGCGTTAAGACCTGGCTCTAATTCTTTCGCTAATTGCGCTCTATTAATTGCCATTATTTATACTCCTGTTGGATCGATATAGAAATGCTCATTAAATTTAACAATCACATTTACGTTAGCTGAACCTGTTGTACTGTTATCTGGGTCACTTGAAAAGCCCATAATTCTGAACGTAGCAGTTGTAGCTGCTGTTGTTCCAGACAGTTCCATAGCTGACATCCCTGTTTTCACAGAGCCAGCAGTATAGGAAATATCTGCGTTCAAACCGACATCAGTTTGAGCTGGAGAACCTGCACTTTGAATTTCAAATACAGCATCAGGATCATCTATTACAAATGCTTTAATATCGGACGATACAGTGCCATCAGGGTAGTGTGAACTAAAAATAGTTTCACCTGAAGAGTTTGTAAAAGTACAACCTCTAAATACACCAATGGACTCATCACCAGCAGCGGCTACTAAAATAGTACCTGCGTTGGTCATTTTTACTAAATCGCCAGAAAAAATATTCCCAGAAGCACCAGAGGCAATTGCGTATTCTGTAACTCCACCATTTTGGACTCCAGAACCTAATTTACCTACTACTCGTGCTCCGAAAGGGGCATCTTTGTTAGCCATAATAAGTCACCTTATATTTGTTATTTAAAGTTTGGTAATCAACTACGTTGACCACCGCCAAAAGTTACTTTGCTTTTTCTCTCTGGATTTAAAATCGGAGAGCTTGGATCTGATTCCCTCATTAAATCATTATCTACAGCATCTTGCTGTGTCTGAGCACGTGCAGCATAGTAGGAGTTTCTCTCTTCACGTGTTTCATTAGGAATCTTAGCCAATAGCAAACCACCTCGCGCTACAACTCCTGCATGTTTACCTTGTTGTACGCTATCAAAACGATCTTGGTCAGAATCATCTAATTCTTCAGATCTCACTAGATCAAAACCTTCGCTTAATCTTGAAGAAACATTCTTACGATCTTCTTGGCCTACAATTTCGGCTCTAATCCACCTGTAAGTATAACCTTCAGGTGCAGGAGGAGTATCCAACGTAGATGGTGGGCTCCATGGTTTGCGAGCTTCTTTTTTAGCTCGTGTGTCGGCAGAACGTGGTGTTCTGTTTGAATTGTTGTTATCTTTTTCAGTCATAACTATTACCTTTTAACATATTTTGCGTACTCTTTCAAAGGTACGTTTAATTTTTTTGCCATTTGAACTTCACTTGGAGACAGTTTTATCTGTTTTTTACCAGAATTTCCGCTTACTCTACCAGCTGAAGCAACCTTTTGTGATGGCTTAGATTG